AGTACGATGGCGCCGATACGGCCGGTGGTAACTATTACGTCGCGCCAACAGGTTTACCTGTTGGAGTCGAGAACGACCTTATCATCAAAACTCGTAATAAGCTGAAGAATATGCATGTTAATCTTGCACAGGCTTTCGCTGAACGGGATCAGACGACTAGGTTGGTTGGTACGTCTCTAGTGAGACTTGCCAATCTCGTACGTGACGCATATGGGGTCCGCAAACACTTCAACGCACGCTACCTCCGCTACCTCAGAAACAAATGGCATAAGGACGAGTTTTTCAGCTACTGGCTTGAACTCCAGTATGGCTGGTTACCGGCCATGTCAGATGTCTATGGGGCTGTAGAGGCTTTGAAAAAGCGTGAAGAAGAAGCTGGGCGCGGTTTGGTGACTGTGAAGTCTGGATACCGTAGCAATGATGTGGAATACATCGGCCGCGGCAATTCCAAGGGCGCTTCTTCGTTTACGTTTACACGTCAACGTAAGATAGAGCACAAGGCTTACATGAGACTGGATTTCTTACAGTCTAATGATGCACCAACAGGTACACTCACGCAATTGGGAATAACGAACCCATTAGAACTTGCGTGGGAGCTCCTGCCCTGGTCCTTCGTTGCTGACTGGTTTGTCCCTGTGGGAGCTTATTTGAGCTCTCTAGATGCCACCCGAGGGTGGGATTTTCAAGGAGGCAGCCTGTCTTCTAAGAGCACAGTCGAGGTCAGAGCCATGAATGGATTCATCGTCCCTGATTCCGGTAAGCCGAACCGTACATCGTACGTTGCGGTATCCGGGCAGGGTCGACAGATGAAGTTTGTGAGGAAGGCCTATACGACCGCTCCACTGCCTGCTCGACCCAGCCTTGAAAAGCTGAATAAGAGCAGTCATATGCACGTCGCCAATGGCATTGCCCTGTTAATGAGTCTTATTACAGGCAAAGGCCGTGTACGGTGACGCCACAACTAAACTCCAATCAAGGAGCCAGACGTGCCTGACATTAGCACGATTGTTGTACCCGATGCAGCCACCACCCCCGTCAATCACACCTTTAACAAGGTGAAAGTGGCGGGCGACTCGGCATATTTCGTCGAGCAGAGTAATGCTAGTGCCCTTGGGTACTGGCCTCTTACGATGTCTCTGCGTGCTCCATTGCCAGGTCAGGTCGAGAAGCTTTATCGTAGCAAGATGAATCTTGCTATGCCGATCGTGTCCGCCGAAGTTATCAACGGCATCACCCGGCCTCGACTCGAGTACACCCTGCGGTATAACGTTGAAAGCGTTATTCCCGCAGAGGCAACCACTCAGAACTGCAAAGATGTACGTAAAGTTGCAGTCGGAATTCAGAACGACGCTAGCTGGGTAGCATGTGTTGAATCACGACTGAACGTGACCTAACAGGTCATGTCCAGTGCTATTCGCCAGCTTGTTCTTGTTCTCGTTAACTACGTTCTCGACCGTATATCGCGTCGATCGCGCAAGTAACGCTGAGTTAATCCAACTTTCCTATGAGGTTTTAACCCATGAAAAGCAAAAAGGTTGCTGGTCCTTTGAAGGACCTCACTCGACAGACTGTTTGCCTGGCAGACCAACTTGCCGCGGATATCTATACCGCGGCAGCTACTCAAAGATCCAAGGAACTCCTGATCTCTCTCGAGACTGGGAACTACTCAAGGATTGTATCTGCTTCCGTCGATCCTCAGGATTATATCCGGGGGAATACGCCGAATGTAGATATGTTCAAGCGGGACTACCTCTCTGCAGAGTTGATGTCGAAATTCCCGGAATGGGATTTGGGCATCGATCGCGCAGCTGTAGCCCGCAAAACGTTCTTTGAGGTTGAGGAGCGCCTCGCGCAGCTCAGGTACACTCAAAATCATGAAGTCGTGCTCCGCAACAAACGGACCACGATGCACGCCATCTTAATGACGGCGCGTAATAAAATCTTCAAGATCTTAGGTGACGCTGATCTAAACGAGATACACTCCTTATTTGCGTTTGGTCCAGGAGCTTCGACTAGTTTGCCGAAGCGGCGTGCTGATGCATCGTACAAATTCGGGGCACAAAGACCCCATCTGTCGTACAACGCTATCCCCCTAGCCGATGCGCTCGTGAGAGCCCATCCCACTTGGCAATTCAACGCCGAAGTGGTGGCAGGGAGTAAGCTAATCACCGTTCCAAAGAACGCGAAGACTGACCGTACGATCTGCGTCGAGCCCGATCTGAATATGTACTTTCAGAAAGGACTTGGGCGTGCGATCCGACGTCGTCTTCAACGTTGGGGACTCCTCAAGAAGGACGCTCAGCAGTATAACGCGAAGCTAGCTCAAGAGGGAAGTGCATACGGCCGACTTGCAACTGTCGACCTTAGCAGCGCGTCCGATTCCATTCACATGGGATTGGTCCGCGATTTGTTCCCAACGACATGGGTTGATCTCTTCGAGCTGACGAGATCACCTATGGTTGTTCTTCCTTCCGAGGACGTCCATATCCTCCGGAAGGTGTCAAGTATGGGCAATGGGTACACCTTTGAGCTCGAGACGTGTTTGTTTTACGCCTTGTGCACAGCGGTTATAGACCTGTTGGCCACGCGAGACATGGACCATCGTTGTACGGTCTTCGGCGATGATATCATTATCGACGGAGAACTCGTGCCTGCCCTGGAGGAGGTTCTGTCTTATCTTGGATTCGTCATGAATCCCAAGAAGACTTTCTCCAGTGGCATGTTCCGGGAGTCGTGCGGAAAGCACTACTTTGCCGGTTGCGATGTGACGCCCTTCTACATTCGTGGCCCGATTGATAATGTACTAAGAAAGTACTGGGCTGCGAACACGAT